CAAGGCTGGTCAGCACAAGGCCATCGGCGTACCCGGTGCTGAAGTGACCGATGCCCATCAGGCCCACCTTCAGGAAGGGGTCGACGAAATCCACGCCGACTTCAAAGCCTCCGTCCTCCAGACCCGCAAACTCGTCAAGGCCGAGGACATGGAAGGCCAAGTCTTCTCTGGCAAGCAAGCCGCCCAGCGCGGTCTCGTTACTGGCCTAGCGGACTCTTTCAATGAAGCGGTCGCCATGTGGGCTGAGAACAGCATCGCCCCCGCCCCTGCCGTCCCTGCCAAGAAGAAGTAAGCCCGTCTCGTTTCCACTATCCGCAATTACAAGATGACTATCGAAGACCAACTCTCGACCGCCGACCTTCTCGCCCAGGCATTAACTGCCGAACGCGACGACCTCCGTGCGACCGTTGAGAAATTGACCGTTGGCGCCGTGGACGAACTGACTGCCATCAAGGCCGACCTCGTTACCAAGGAAGCCTCCCTCTCTGCTCTCGGTGTCTCTCTCGAAAAGGCTACCGCTGAACGCGACGCCTTCGCCGCCAAGATCGCGGAACTCGAAAGCACCAAGGTCACGGCCTCCAAGGAAGCCGCTAAGATTGCCGCCTCCGTAGGCGTCGAACCGACCGCCATCATCCCTGGCTCCGACAACGTCGCCGCCAAGGTGGACGCTCTCGCTACTTTCAATTCCCTGACTGACCCAGTTGCTAAGGCCGACTTCTTCGCGAAAAACGCTCAAGCCATCTACGCGTCAATCAAGGTCTAATTTTTCTCTCACCCTAATCTCCTAATATACTACTATGGCTAATTCCATCGCAGCTGCTCCAGCAGTTCTCGCCCAGGGCGTCATCAAGGCCCTCGCCAACAAACTCCCGATGCTCTCGGGTTTCTCCACCGTTTTCACCTCGTCCATCCAGGGCGCCGGCAAGACCATTCAGGTTCCCCTGATCGGCACGTCGACCGCTACTGAGTTCTCGACTGGTGGCTACCTCACGCAGGACGACGCCACGGTCACCTCGACCAGCGTTACCCTCAAGCACTTTAAGGTCTCCAGCCGCTTCTCGCCTCTGGACATTCGCGAGTACGGCGTGGGCTTCTTCGCCAACAACTTCGTCGAGACGGCTGCTATCGCCCTCTCCCAGAAGTGCATGACGGAAATCAACAGCCTTGTCCTCGCCGCCAACTACAGTTCGGCAACCGTCACTGGTGCCGCTTTGTCCTACGCTGAAGTGGTCGCTGCCCAGAAGACGCTCGACGACGCCAAGGCCCCAGACAAGCGCGCCCTCGTCCTCGGTAACACCTACCTCGCTGACCTCCGCTCGGACGCGACCATCATCGCTGCCTTCCAGCTCGGTGCTAACGTCATCTCCTCCGGCTCCCTCGGTACGATTGCCGGCGCTCAGGTCTACCAGTTCAGCAACCTTGCTGCCAACTCGGAATCCCTCGCGGGCTTCATCTGCGGTGCCGACGCTATCGCTGTTGCGACCGCCCTCCCGTTCAACGAAATCCCCGGTGCTGATGTGTCTCAGGCCACCGACCCTGCAACGGGTCTCTCGGTCCAGGTCATGATCATCCAGGAGCAGTCTGGTTTCCTCAACGTCACCGCCACCTTGCTCTTCGGCACGGCTGTCGGTCGCTCGACCAGCCTCCGTCGTCTGACGACCGCGTAAGCGACGCGGCTCTAGCCGCATAAACGAGACCCCCTTGGCTAACCCCTTGGGGGTCTTTTGTTTTACCCTATTGCCAACTGTCGCAACAGTATGAGCCTATATGGGACCGAGTTCTTGGACGACGCTAAGGAGATGATTGCCGACTTCGGCGTGGCTGGTTCTGCCAACTCTGGTGCCATCACCTTTCAGTGTCTCATCTCCGACCCTGCCGTCCAGACCGTCCTCGAAGCAGGGGGGTATATGGAGAAGACCCAGTACACAGTTAGGGTGCCCGCTGTAACAGCCGCCTGGAGCCTCCCAGACGGGTCTAATGGGTCATCGGCGGCCCTGCTCTCGGCTGGTGTCCCCATCGCCTCCCTAGCCCAAGGGAAGAAAATCGTCGCTGGCGGTAAGACCGTCCGCATCACGACCCAGACTCACAAGCCCGCGTCGGCTTGGATCACGCTCCTCGTCATCGACGACAACCAGTAAGCGCCGTGGTCAAGGTCACGCTCACGCCCGCCAGTCAAGCAGCCTTCGTGGACGCCATCCAGAAGTTCGCCGCGGCGAGCAAGCAAACCATCCGAGACGCGACCCTAGAGCAAGCCGCCTTGGCCTGTCAGGACGCCGCCAACTTTACGCCTCCGCTGACTAAGGGTGGTGGGGGTGGCCTGTCTAACTCTGCCAAGAAGGCCGGGGAGCGGGCCGTTGACCGAGATGTGAACAAGGTGGTCGTACCGCTAACAGGTGGCGGTGCCGGCACACAAGCAAACCGCGTCATTAAACGGCTTGGCTCCTTAGCCTTGAACAACAATCAGGGCCTGTTCTGGAAGGTTGCCTCAACCCAGTCCTCTATCATCGCCGCCAACTCCTTTGTGGCCCGTATGCTCTCGACCCAATACAAGGGCTTCGGGACGGACCAAGGTTTTAAGCGGGCTAAGAACTACTTTAACCGTATCGGCAACCGCGTGGCCTCTCAGGCTCTCAGCTCGGACGGGGCTCCCCTTGAAGGGACGGCTGCCATCGACGCTGTCTATCGGCCTGTCTATCAGCGCAACAACGGGCGACTGTGGAAGAACGGACGCAACATGAGCGGGGTTCGCTCCTTCGACAAGCGGGTCGTCGAGCGTAAGGCCGACCTAGATACCTATATCGCCCAACGCCAGGACAGCGTCGGTGCCATCAAGTCGGGCTGGTACAAGGCCCTGATGTCCCTCCCCCGCCCGGTCATTAACGGCGTCGAGAAGAACGCGGGGTCAGCCCTTCGTGCCGCCGGCTGGATTACCAAGCACAGTTCCGTTGCCGGGCAGAGCGTCACCCAATTCTCTGACAAGTTAGCCGACGTCACTATTCGCAACCTCTCTGGCAACATCTTCGGCATCGCCGACCAAGCGGGCGTCCTCGGCCTAGTCTACGGCAACCGCGTCAAGCAAATGCCCGCCAAGGTCCAGCGCCTAATCGCCGCGGACGTCGCCAAGTTTAACCGCAAATAACCCATGCCCGCCTCCATCCGTCACATCGTCGAGTCTACGCTCGCGACCTACCTCTCGACACAGACTGGGCTTACCACGGTGTCTTTCCTCACGGGAGACAACGCCGCGACCCAGACCCTGCCGAAGGCCGTCGTCCTTTGCGACTCTGCCCGACCCCCTGCCAGCCTCCCTGACGGCGAGGGTAACTACGACTGCTCGGTCCGCATCACCCTGTTCTCCAACGCCGACGACACGACCCTAGCCGATCACCGCACCCGGTGTGCCGCCCTGGTCGGTAATATGCGTGACCTAGTCAGCATTAAGGCCGCCTTTGTCTCAGGCGGGGACGCGACTTGCTACGACGTAGGCATCGTTTCCGAGGACGAGGGGATTGACGAGCGCAGCTGGGCGACGTCCTTTGCCTTCTCGGTCATCACCTGTCTAGCCCCGTAAGGTTTCCAACCCTTGCAAAAGTAATCATGGCTGCCGTATCTACTGGAACTACTTGCCTCTTTGGTGTCAACGGGACGGTCACAAACCTCTTTGTCCAGTCCTACTCGGTCAACGCCACCTTTAACCTGTCGGGCACGGTAGCCGACGAGACGGGCCTGACCAAGACGGCTCGCTACGACGACCGTAAAACAGAGATTACCGTCGACGGTATCTGCAAGACCTCTGGTATGCCGGTCCTTGGTGCTAGCTTCTCTTTCACGATTAACGCCGACACGGCCTACCCAAGCGGCTCGGCCTCGGTGTCTTATGTCGGCACCATCACCGCCATTACTCAGAAGGGTTCCAATAAGGACTTTACCTCGGTGTCTATCACGGCGACGGACTACGAAGGCGTAACGCCTTAATTGACCCAGCCCCAAGTAGGGGCATAGTCACGGCGTGGACCATCGCTTCCTAAACGCCTACATCGACCCGGCTCCCTTGCGGATACTGGGTCGTTCTATGTACCCTTGGTGCCTCAAGTACCGCGTGCGACTGATGGCTTTTAATTCCCCACTGATCACGGGCGACCGCGGCATCACTCCAGCCGATCTTATCTTTGCCTGTCAGGTATGCGCCGAGGAACCGCTAGGAGACTTGGGCTTCTGGGACAAACTCAGGATTAATCGACTCAATAACGACCCCGTCAAGTTTGAGCGGATGCTTAAGGCCTTCGCCGGCTACGTCCTTGTTCACGACTGGCCTAAGTTCTGGGAGCTGGACAAATCTAAGAACGGTGGCGACAACGGTTGCCCGTGGCCCTTGGCTGTAGTCGCTAACCTGATTGCCTCGGGCATTGAGGAGAAGCGGGCATGGGAGATGCCGGAGTGTCAGGCCATCTGGCTTAACTCGGCCTTGGCCTTACGCAAGGGGGCAGAGATTAAAATAATGACCCCCGAGGAAGAGGCCTTTATGGCGTCCGAGGCGGCGGCGGCTGCTTCCACTTCGGCAAAGGAGAAGACCGACTAACATGGCCCAATCCCTAGAAGTAAACATCAAGACGACCTCGGACGTTCCCCAGGCTATGGACAAGGCCAAGGCGGCGACCGTTGGTTTCTCCAAGCAGGTCGATGACATTCAGAAGAAGTTTAGCACCGCCTTCAAAGATATTTTCCTCGGCTTCACGGCGCCGATGGTTCTCATCCAAAGCGCCATCCAGATAATTTCCTCCGCCATCGCAAAGGCAAAGCAGGACGCCAAGGAAGGTCTCGATTTGATTTCCAAGGGTGAGACCATTTATTCGAACCAAGAGGAGCGCCAGATGGCTATGTTCTTCAAGGCAAAAAAGGCACGCGAAGACGAGATAGCTTTGGTTCAAAAAGGTAAAGACGAATTGGCTCGCCGCTTCATGAACGAGACAGAAGAAGGAAAACAAATGCGTGCTAGCATCAACTCTGGTCGAGTAGCAAGCCAACAACAATTGATGACAATCGAGGAGATGATTGCCATGCCTGGAGTAAAGGAAGAAGCCTTGAAGCGTTTCTTAGAGTCAAAGGAGGGACAGGCTTATAAACCAATCTTTGAACAGGCCGTCAAGAATGCCGCCGCGGCACCCACCGGCCCGACATCATTCAAGACCCCCGAAGGCTTTGGCAACGTGGTCGGCGTCGGCGCTAACCCTGTGATGGAGGCTATGACCATGCAGCTCGAAGAGTCCCGCAAGCAGACCGCCCTTCTTGAGAACATCAGCCGCGGAAGCGGTGGCGGCGTCCCTTTAGACTTTACTAAATCCCCAATCCCATCCCGTGGCTCTATGCTTGCGGGCGGCAAATAATCTTAACCAATGGCTATCGTAAACACAGGCGACGACCTCGTCGCTCCCATTCTCCAATCAGGCTGGACTGTCGTCTCTGACGGCTTCGGTCTGACAACCTCGGTCTCCGTCTTCAAGGGCGACACGACCACCGACGTTGCCGCGTTCCTGGTCAAGGGTACGGCACACCCCGACGCATCCTATTCTTACCTTAAAATTGACAAGTGGCGTATCAGCTGGGACGCCCTAGACATCGTCACAATCACTGTGGACTATGTCGGCATCGCCCCCTCCGTTAACGGCGGTCTATTCACGAACCCGAACACCTCTGGGGCTAACGGCCTGACGAGCGAACCGCTGACCTCACACCCAAACTTCTTTGTCGCTGATGCAGCCTACGCGGGTGTAATCGCGGGCGCTGGTCCTTATACTGCCGACACCTTGGGTCCGCTCGTGCAGTCTAAAGCAACGCCCAAGGGTGAGCCGACTTTGTCTTTTACTGGTTCAAACGGTGCCTGCTTTGAGTCTGAAGACGGCGGTCGCTTTATCGGTTTTGTCGACCCCATTTATCCAAGTTTCTACGGCAAGACAAACTACCTTGCCACGACGACGACTTACTCGGGCGTCATCTACATGACCGAAGAAGCCTCAGTCCTATCCATTCTTGAGTACCTTAACAAAGCATCGGCAACCACTGCTTGGGGCTCGTTTGACCTTTTGCCTGACTGGGCTCCTGTTGGAACTGTTATTAACATTGGACACGTTAACCTTCTTTCTCAGGTAAACGTCGAGATGTTCGGGGCTCTATACAAGGTCAACTACGAGATCCGTTATTCCAAGACCGGCTGGGACGACTACGTCTACATCAACGTTCCTTAATTTAAATGGCTATTCAACCAGGAGTAGGTTTTTCGTTTACTAGTTCGGGTTACGGCACGACGCTGGACATCAATTCAGTATGGACGGCTCCTATCCCATCGTTACCCGTTGAGCAGTTCAAAGTGCTAGTGTCGGGTGACAATGTCTTTACGGGCAAAGGCCGCGTGATTACGCAAGACGTCTGGGCGGGTACAGGCCTAGACGCAACGTCTGCCGAGTATGACCTCACTGGTATCTGGGCTTACCCTACGGGCTCAAAGACTACGGGCACAAATGCCTCTAGCCCCTGGGCAGACTCAGAAGGGTTTATTACGATTGCCAACGCAGCTGCCGAAGGCTCTGACAGCTGGGGCGTCTATATTGTCCGGCAACCGCTTAACCAAGCCTCGGAGTTTCGCGGTCCTGCTTTAGTGATAATGGCTGACGCTAGCGACGCCTTTGACAAGACGACTCCTTGGGGCGAGGCTGACACGACCGACAGCATTAGACTCTACGGCTATATCGGTGCAGGTGCCCTAGATGTAGACGGCTCACCCGCTGGCTATTTAATCGGTGGCACACAGACGACCCCTATTCAATATAACTACAACTGCCAACGGGTCTTAGTTGCCTCTATCATTTGGAACGGAACGACGAACGTCTGGGACGTAACTCAAAAACTTATCGGGACGATTACGCTCCCGAACATTATTCAATTTTACGGACTAGTTCTAGTAGTGGACGGACAGCCTTCTCCGTTTACTTACTGGCCTCAGTATGACGCAGAGTCTGACGCTTGGAACGGCGCTTGGAGCGGGTACGCTAAGCCCTCAATCCTGACGAGTATCATCTCGCCTGTCGGGATGCCCCTCTAACCTGCCCTCCCACCTTCCACTTCCCGCATCAATAAGACGCCATGACCTGCTCGACCTCAGTCACCTTTAAGCGCGGCACGACCTTCGCGGCGACCGTTACCTACACCCCCGAGGCGGGCGGTCCGGCTAACTTGCTGACGACCACGGTGACCTCTTCGGTCATCGACTACGCTGGTCAGGTCTATCCCCTGACGATCACGATGGCGGGCAACGGCCTGTCCTTTGTGGCAGCCTACACCCCAACCGACGCTTGGGCTTTAGGCTCGGCCCGCTGGGATGTCCGCTTTGCCTACGGTACGACGGTCTTCTACTCGGAGACCATGCGCCTTAACATCATCGACCAAGTCACTAACTAAGCCATGTCTATCTCCATCTCTTCCGAGGTTCTTGGGACGCTCTCGGTCACGGTGGCTGAGACGACTGGGGTGCTGTCGGTCTCTGTCCTAGCGACGGCTCCGGCTGTCCTGACGATGGAACTGGGTACGCCCGGGCCTTCGCCGACGATCACGGTCGGGACGACGACGACCCTTGCTCCTGGTTCGCCGGCTACGGTGACGGACGTGGGCACGGCTCTCGCGGCGGTCTTCGACTTCGGCATCCCTCAGGGGACGGCTGGAACGGCTGGAACCAATGGCACGAACGGGACTAACGGAACAGCCGCTAC